CTAACTCCGGTTAGACGCTCTCAACATTTTTTGTGCAACCCTACGAAATTTTTATCATTTTCGATTTAATTTTTGTATTCTTTTGAGTGTTGCACTATGCACGCACTGTTAATCTCGCACAATAACAAGCGTCAAAACAAGTGAAATTTTGTATGAATGCACAATGCAGGATATGTTGTGTAGATATGTCACATAAAGATGCACAATCACTGTGAGACATTCAAGTGCTACAAATTTTATGTGATAACCGGACTCAATATGCAATATATCGAGTCCGGTCGATATGATCAGGAGAGGAACTGTGTCGGCGTCAAGTCAACACCGGTACAGAATACATATGTTCCCGTGCCGATGCCGAGCGGGGGAGCGTAAAGTTGAATATCTCCCGTCTGGGTGACTCTGTAGACAAGATCTCGTACACCGTTAAGAGCAGTGCCATAAATGGGGTGCTGCGGATAGAACCCGATGCTCCCAATTGTGAGTGTCTGCTCAGGCTCCAGGGCTGTTTTCATGCGGACGGAGAAAGGCAGCAGCTTTACATAGTCCTGACCGCTCGTGTCGATATAACCACCGGAGAGAAGATCCACGAGTTCGCTGTTAAACGTCGCCCGCAGCGACGGCTCCGAAGGCGTGCTTGACGTTAACCGTGAGGATCCATCGCTGCCTGCGACGGACAGGTCCATAATAATGGCATTCTGCCCGCCTGAGGACTGCATGCACAGTTTAAAAGCGTTGCCCTGGTATGATGGCTTGAATGTAAGATCAAAGTCAGACCCGCTGCGGATTTTGCAGATATGCTGCGTTCCTGCGCTGACGTTATACAGATCAATATATGAAAGATCAATATATCCACTATCGATGGGGTGGATCGCGTAACCTCTTACCCGGACAAACTCTCCGCATCCGATCGGGACAGACTCGCACAGCCTTGAAGATCCGACGGTCATAGCCTTTCCGCGACGGAATGGCAGCGGGCTTGATGTGATAAGACTCTGCGTATCGGTATAGGACATATAGCCCCAGTTAGAAGGCAGGATCAGCTTGAACGGTTCTGTAAATCTGCCTGCGTAACACTTGCCCGTGTTATAGCTCCCGTTAAGGATCGCGGATGCAACAAACTCGCCGAGCGCATCCGATTCGTGCAGATAATATCCGTTGGCGCTGCGGGTGAGCATCTGCTGATAATTATGCTCGTTTACACCGGAGATCGAGCACAGGTTGAAGTATTTGACATTAAGCTGCTCACAGATATCAATTGCACTGTCTACAAACGCAGGCATATCGCACCCGTGGTCATTGATAAACCCGTTGGAATCGAATGTATTGATATATACTTTCCAGGGGAATATAAACACCGGCTGCGCTCCCGCGTTGAGAATCCTGCGTGCTGTCTGTTCCACGGCCTCGACCCACTGATATTTTGCAACCGAGGCAAAGTCGTTGATACCATAGCACACAAAAACATAATCAAATGTTGCAAGGTCGGTCGCGTCCCGGATTGCGGGCCAACCCTGCGTTGTAAGCGTCTGACCGCTGATGCCGCGGATCGTAACGTCCGAGCATATGCCGCTGTCCTGGATTTTTGTTGCATATGTTTCCGGAACAACCAAAGTAGAATCGCCGTACATGCAGATCTTTTTATTATATAACCATGAGGAATTGAACCAAGCACGAGCGATCTCATCCATCACGGGGCGTGAAATCCCGTCCACGCTGATCCGTTTGATCGGATCATCACTGATCTCTTCCGGGCTTTCCTCATCCTTCAGCGTGAATGACAGCGTTCCGGTTTCCTCGTCATAAGTCGCCTCTGATACCAGATCGGGGAGAACCTCTTTTATATAATCAATCAGGCCCGTTTCGATGTCCTCACTAAGATCAATGATTTCCTGCTGCAGTTTACAGAGTACCTCATAATAGGACAGGCTGTCATCATAAACGAGCGGCAAAACGTGTTGAACACGAAAACGAAAATGTCTTTTCATTTGTACCTCCTTAATAAAGCTGCATAAAGCAGATTTCCAGTTCATGTATAACCATCATGTCTATGTTAATCAGGCTTTCGCGGTACTCTGTCATCAGCTGCGTATAGCTTGCAGCGCCCGTTTTACCGTAAACATGGTCGATGTACTCATCAGTGCCGAGGATGTTTTCACGCCCGGACCGGTCAACACTGCCTGAAATAGTCGCTCCGCTTTCGCTCTGCTTCTGCTCTTGACGGTTTTCGGTTGTACTTCCTTCTGTTTCTTCGGTATCCTCTTCCGTTACGGAAAGATTAGTATTTGTTGTGTCGGTTCCTGTTTTCTTGACAGTGTCGGTTCCCGTTTTGGCTGTTGTGTCAGTTCCGGTTGCTGTGACGGTTTCAGTTCCTCCTCTGTCAAGAGTTTCTGTCCCGGTCCTGGCTAAACTATCGCTGCCGGTTCGGTCGGTGATTTTGGCGTTTGATAGATATGTATTATTTTCAATATTGGTAAGAGCGCCTTGCGGGGTGTCTGATTCTCTTACCGTCTCTTTATTATTGAGTGTCGTTGTTTCGGTGGTGTTAAGTGTCTTTGTGTCGGTGGTATCTAATTCTGTCTCATTGACAGTGTTTAACGTCCTGGTGTCGGTGCTGTTATATGTCGTTGTGTCCGTGGTATTATGCTGCAGTGTTTCCGTTCCTGCATCTGTGCGCTCACGGTTTGTGTTGGTGGTTGATGTTGACGTACTGCCTCCGGTTGCTGCAGCAGTTTCGCTTCCGGTCCTGCTTTCGCTGCTTTCGGTAGTTTCACTGCCTGTTGTATCATGTGATCGGTTTTCCTGGCCTTTGTGATCCTTATAATAATCCACATCGTAGAAGGGATTAAACTCCATATCAGCGGTTTTATATAATTGGTTGTAGTAGGGCATAATCTCGTTTAAAGTCCGTGCCAACATAAACTTGAACTGCCCTACCGTTTCCGCGCCGATCTCCCGGAAATAAAAGTGGTTTATGATCTTGGTTTCCAGTGCGGGCTTATATGCAGGATCGTGCAGCGGGTATGGAAAATCAAAGATTTTAGGACGCGCTGCAGATATAATAGCAGCCGTTTCCGCGTAGGATCCGCTGCTTGTTCGGCCTGCATACTCTTCACATACATATCTAAGCTGCGTTGTGTAGGTGCTCACGTTTCAGCCTCCTCTCCCGGCTCCATGCCTGCAGCGCCAAGGATTTGCTCTTTACTTTCCATTAAAAGCATGTTATCTGCAATCTGATCAGATACGGGCGAATATTTGACGCTGATACTGAGTCCGAACATATCATTGATCAGGCCCGCTGCCTCCTCCCGTGCTTTTAGTCTGGATGCCCGCTGCGCAATATTGCTTTCCTGACTGGCCTGCATTTCCTGTTGAATATATCGCTCACGTTTTATGATCTCCAGGGATCCAACGCCAAGATATGAAAAAGCCTCGTGCAGTACGTTTACCTTTTCCTCCTGGAGCTTGTCCAGGAGATATGGCGCTTCAAGATTGAGTGCCTTTACACCTTCAAGATCCAGATCCTTTGTGCCGAATATCACCGGAACCGCAGTGTCGATCTTTTCAAACAGGTTTTCCATGGTCAGGCGCTGGCGCTCATCGCAGAGGATCATGATCGGCGTTTTTTGTGATCGCAGGTTTATATCCTTAGTGATCTCAATATTGGTCAGCCGCTTCGCAAACATGGACAGCGTTGGAAAGATATCTTCGTGCAGATAATTATCCCAGATGATCACGCTGCCAAGGTCATCCGTCCGATACTGGTATCCATTATTTGCATACGCTGTGCGGTAGATTGGCTCATCGTATATGTTACGCTCCCCGCCCATAATGCAGCGCAGCGTCAAGAACTGCTGCAGGATCTCATCACGGTAAAACAGACAGGCCCCTTTACGCAGCAGGCTTATTTCAAGGTTACGCTGCCTCACTCCTGGCGGGAGTCCGTCCCAGTCAAAACAGGAGATCGCTATACTCTTGAGGCGCTGCATATAATAGTTGTATGTTTGCCAGATGCTCACGGCTCCGGCGTAATTGCTGTCATATCGTTTTTTCATTACAACCTCCCTATGCGGGGCTATTATCAAGGGACATATTGCCAAGGTTGGCGATCGATTTCCAGAATCTGCAGCCCCGGTTTAGGATGTTTTCAATTGTCCTGGCTGCCGAGGCCGGTAGGGATCCCCGGACGATCGCACCGGATGTCTGCACAAAAGTCCAGTAAGGCCGGTTATCCAGTGACGGGGTTTTTACAACGTTTACGCGGTATCCATATGCAGAAAAATAATCGTCAATCTCCCGTGCATAATCTGCTGTTATGGTCCTGTGATAAATCCGGAAATCCTTATTATTAATCCCCATTAAAATATTGCTGTTTGCCGTCCCCTGCACTGCGTCGGGCATAGCTTTATAGTGCATACGATCCGCTAACAGACTGGAGGCCTTATTGACAAGAGACATTCCCGTGCTTGCCAGAGATAAAGGATTCCCGGTCAGGGCTGATAACGCTGCACCTCCCACTGCAGATGCAATGGATCCAACAACACTTACCCAACCGCCTCCGGAGGTCATTTGCGCGACCCACGCTTTGTACTGATCAACCGCAATCGATGCCTGGGGCCACTGCCTCATAACAAGCATTTCATCCGGTACATATTCAATACCGGAACCTTTATATTGCGTCGGGATAATTGCCAGTTCCGGGTTATCCGCAGCGATGCCGAACATATAAAAATGTGGGCGATGATCGGAGAAGAACTCATAACGAAATTCTATTTCCGTTCCTTCTCCGTTGCTTACGCTCATCAGCCGGTAGGGGTAGTTATACAGTTTTTTATTTTTCGGAACATAGCCGCCAAACGCTCCCGCATACTCATACCCGCGATACTGGCCTACCCAGTTTTTTATAATTGGAAGAGGATCCGCTGCTGTTTCGGTGGCCTCCGGAGCCATTGCCCCGAATACAATCTGAGCGCTTATCATAGCATCTTCTTTCTGGTCTGTGATCAGTCCGTCGATCCTGGTCTGCAAATCGGTTAAACCGGTCGGAGAAATATCATATTTTTCGTAGACTGCTCCGGAAAGGATATTTCCCTTATACTGACCCACTGCTCCGACCGTATTGGATACGCGGGCCACAGACAGGATCAGGACCGGCCCCCAGTTGTCGGGCTGCAGCTTGCTCTCCCCGCATAGCGTATAGTCTCCGGTTGGCAGATCCTCCTCGATCAGATGCTCATAATAATTGTCCGTTTCGGTATGCTCCCGGACTACAAGGCATTGTCCCAGGGAAAAGGACCCCATCCAGGACATCAGCTCATCGAGCTGAAATGATACCTCCGTGCATCCATTGTTGATATAATCAACCGATGTTACAAACGCGTAAAACCACTTATCTTCAAACATTGGATTATGAAAACGGATGTAACCGCAGTTAATCAATGTGCTGATCGGAAGTGCGGACCGGAATGCGGATCGGTCCTTATAAACATAAGATACGTTATCTTCGTAACCCAGGCGGACCAGGCCGTCAAAGGCCGAATCCTTGTCCGCTGTGCTTGCAAAATATAGGGCGTTGTCGTAATTCGGGGACAGGCCAATATCCCCGAAATACTCAACGCGGCCCGACGGCGCTACATAGGCCACAATATTTTCCTCCTTTCCTGCTGATTTAATGTGTGACATTGCGTAAATACCGCAAACCCTTATAAATAAAGGCTTTCAGCGTTTATGCGCTATATACTGCGTTAACAGTATGTGATATACTGCAACACGGGAGGTGAGCATTATGACCACCAAGCGATTAAGTATGCTTGCCCTTTCTCCTGTATATGATGTCTTCACCAGACGTTTCATCATACGCATCTACTCAGGCAAGCATAGTGTCCTCTCTTAAAAATATAGCGCATTATAGCGTATTAATACACCATAAAAGTGTGCTTTACGATATGAAATACTGCTTACCCATGATTTTAATAATGTCTGCTGAAAGCCTTTCTGCAATGGCTATTGCTCCGCTTGCATCTGGATGAGTTCCATCGCTATACGTAACATCATAACCAGATGTTTCAATCAAGTAACAGAATTCTGTATTTGCCACAATAGTTCTAATTGCGTCCGCAAGTCTTTGATGGAATGGAATAATACAAATGATTGGCACTCCAGTATACATCCCTCTAAGAATGCTTATCAACAATTCATATTGTGCAATAAATTCAGCCTCGGTTCGTGTGCCACCATTTACAAGCGTATAATCGTTATGACCATATTCAATCACTATCAAGTCGGGAGTCATAGTGACAACATCAGTATTTGTTGTTCCGAAACTATAACGCACCCAATCAACACCGTTCCACGTTGTAGTACCACCATATCCATTGAGTAGCGGAATAGCATTTAATCGTTGCGCTGTTTTAATTGAGAACTCATTAACGGCACTATTTGACGGTGCTTTGCTATTCGTTCCAAGAGTATTGATACCTTCTACCATACTATCACCAACAAATAGTATCTGTTTATTTTTTGGCTCTACTGCGTACAGTGTGCCATCACTTGTTATGGATTTTACATAAACACCAATCCAGCCCGTATCACGGTTTGTGCCGTTCTTCGTTGTCATGTCCATGCCATCTATAACAATCCACACAAAATGCTCGTTTGTATCTGACACGGAAATTATGTTTCCATTCGTTGTATCTAATTGCACTCTTGTAAAAGCTGAACCGTCAATACTATAAGCCATATATGGCTCGTTTTCCATTAGATAGTTTGCATTGTCAGGATAACGTGATACCTGTCCAAAATTCGCTGTTATTGTGGTTGCACCTTTAACTTTAAACATAATGCTTTGCCCACCACAATTACAACAGTTTTTAAACCTATCAGCATCGAGCATATGGTCAAACCATCTGCCGATTAGTGTGTAATTCCCTTCTTTTTTTACAACTAATGGCATAATATAGTTTGACGGATTTATAATTGACGCATCTTCTTTTTCGTCAATGCGATTATTAACATCGTTAAACTGATTGTTTATGCCATCGTAACCATAGGTTATTTCAAAACCAAATTGGTAATATCTGCCTTCAACATTGTGTGCAAACGATATGGTTTCCCCGACTCCTTTTGTCCTTTCGGATGATTGTGCTTCAAATAATCCATTTGAATAATAATTTGTTTTTGGATTGTTCGAATATGACAAACCAACTGTCGCACCACTCAATGCAATATATACATCTGCGGAATAGCTCTTACCTATCGCTAATTCATTCCACCCCACTTGGGATGGTGTTATTTCTATCTTGTCAACAATAGTGTCCTCGCTGTCGAGCATATACATATACCCTTGCGTTGACGGTGTTGCATTTCGAGAATAAAATCTTACCGTTTTTATCGTGTTACCTTTGGGAATTGCTATAGTTCCGCTTTTATAGACATTTCCTGCGATGTGTCCCGAAAAAGTTTCATCGTAATGAGCGATTGCCGACGTTTCTGAACCGCTCAACAGGTCACTTAATTCTGCTTTTAAATCAGCAACCTCATTTTCCAAGTCACTGATATCACCCTGCATGGCAGTGCGGTCAGATTTGAGCTGATCGATGTCTGCAGCATAACCCGTGTCTGCCTGCTGCAGCGCTGCAATATCTCTTTTCACCCCGGCGATGTCTCCGGAATTTCTCCGGACGGCCTCCTGCAGCTCCTCCGGATCCAGATCACCGACCGGTCCCAGGATCTCTGTAGATCCGTCCTGGTATGTTACTACGATCGATCCATCTACGATGCCGACCGATATAATTCTATTCTGCATAAAAGATCTCCTCTTATTTTTATTATTGGCACCCCGCAAGAGAGGTGCCAATTGGAAAGGAAGGATAATATGAATGGTCAGGCAGCGCTTACTGTTTTGCAAGCGTTACCGTTGTCCCAACGTCGGATGCTGCAGTGATCGCAGCTCCTGCAGTGTAGGTGGTTCCGTCGACCGTTGCTACCAGGGTGATATTGGTTGATGCCTGTGCGGTCGGGATCGTGATCATACCATACGGCTGCACGGCAATGCCGGCCTGCGTGAGCGCCTGCGTCTGCACAAATTTAACATTGCCTCCAGTGAGAGCCGGGGCTGCGGGATCCGCTACCAGTGTGATCACGGTGCCGTCTTCTGAGGTAGATACACTATCGATCGTATAGGTCAGGGACGCGGGCAGCTGCGCAGCAGTGGAGACAAAAACAACCGCGTTGCTGAACGGGGACCATGAAACGGTTTTCCACACGTTATAGAAATAGTTCCAGTACATACCGGATGCGACATATGTTTCCGTGAACTCCGCCTCATTATCGTATACCTGAAACCATTCCTTGTCCGCAAGGACCGCGATTACGCCGCTCATAAGCTGCAGCTCTGCAGCAGTCACCGGCTCGATCATGTCGGACCCGTCCATGATTGCAGAAAAACGATCATTGTCGAACGTATCCCACCGGTCGATCAGCGCCAGGCGGCCCATAAAGTCTGCCTTGTCCATGTTGAACGCGGACGCCAGGATATTGACATCGTAGTTCGCGTTGTACATAGCATCCATGAAAATATACTGATCCTCTTTCGGGGTGGTGGTGGTCACGCCTGCAGCATTATAAGAGCTGCTCATAAAGGTAAGCATATTGGATGTCCCACGGAAAGCTACTGCAGCGTTTTTGATGTCGGACTGATCGACTGCAACCGGCGTGATCTTTCCGGATGATACTGCTTTAATCAGGAGATATTTGAACAGAAGATATTCGTCATACTCGTTTGCCACATAAAGCGCCTGCGTGATCTTTTCGATCAGATCATTGACACCTTCCAGGGACAGGAAAGCTCTTTTCAGGTCCTCACGCTGCACGGTGAGAGGATACTGGACGCGCCAGTTCATGGCGTGAAAAGCGGATTTAACATCCGGGAGTGTACGCTTAAATTCGCGGGCCTGTGCCTTTTCGACGGAAAATTCACGCGCTTTTGCTACCGATACAAAAGCCTCCTCCACCGTTTCACCGAACTCCAGAAAGCCTTTTTTAAGCGGGGCATAAGGGTTATTAAAGTTCGCGCTTTTCACGCGCACTGCTGCGATTCGGTTTACAAGCGCGTTGATAAACTGATTCGCGAGCGCGGGATAACCGAACAGGACCTCACCCACCTGTGGGATCTCTGTGGCTTTCGTGATCTCCGGAACAAGAGACTGATATTCATAAGATGCATTTGCCCGGATCGTATTGATAATGTCCAGGGTTGACGCGTTCAGCGTCGTTGCTGCTACTCTGTTAGGCATAGTATTTTACCTCCTTTTATTAGTTCGTGGTGAAAAGATCTTCATAGGTTCTTTTCTCCACTTCAACCGTTTCTTCGTGTGTTTCCGCTCCCGGGTCCTCCGGTGCGAGTGACGCAGAAAAACGTTCCCGGTATTTGCGGCGCAGATCCTCGTTTTCCGCCGTAAGTCTGCTGATCTCTGCTTCCTGGGTTGATATCGAGTCATAGGTGTCGGACATATCCTCAATAAAGGACAGATCCTCGTCAGTATTACGGTCCCCCACATAGCCGGTCACTCTCCTGATATATTCATCTCTGCCATTGATGATCATTTTCGTTCCACCTTTCTGATTTTGTTATTACGCTGCATAAACAGCAGCAGTCCTCTTGTTTTTCGGCCCGGTGTTGGTCCCGGCCCTGGTCCCGGCCCTGGTCCCGGTCCCGGTCCGGGATCCGGTGTAAATCCGTTCAGGTAAAAGTACATGCACATGACATTATTGAGCATTTGCTCCTGACTTGTGTAAAAGTTTCCCGTGATCCACTGATAATCATCCGGATCATCATTCTGGTGCTGATAGATATGATTATAAAATAATCGTGCTGCCTCCTGGCGCTCCTGCAGCGCGTCCCCTGGTACACCTTCCCACCGTGACAGCCAGTCATATACCAGATCATCCAGATTTGTACTCGTCGTATTCCAGAAATCTGCCTGTGTAGCAAGACCCAGACGCGACGGGTTCCCAGTGATCCATGCATTTTCTACATTAATAATGTAATAGAGCTGCGCGTTGCCATCCTCTGGCGCGTGTCCATTTGCTACGCACCACAAATAATAATCCCTGCATCGCCAGGAGACTTCACCCGTTGCCTGATTCATGACGTTTGTAAACTGTCCGAAACCATAGCCGCCGATATGATCATACTGATACACATGGTAAAATGTATCAGGTGGTACAATCAGAGACTCCCATATGCCCGGATTAACACCTGATTCCCGTTTAAAACATCCTGCTGCCGCCGCGATCGGATAAGCTGATATAGCCATAACTTAAACCCTACTTAAGTATATTTGTTGCACAGGGCGATGATATCATTCACGCAGCGCTGCACTTTGTCGGCGTCATAGCCTGCTGCTTTTAATTTCTCCCTGCGTTCCGGATCCACTCCGTATTTGTCCGCGATCACTTCCAGCGCGACCGCTACCGTTTCATCAACGGTGATCATCATCCCCGAGATCATCGATCTTCCCTCTCATAATCAAAACATCCGAGATTTTTTGCAGTGCCAGAGTGTTATTATTTAACGCCTCTGTGATACTGCTCATCTCTTCCCGGTGCTGCGCGTTTAGCTGTGTGATGTCCTCCCGATAATGATCGGTCTGCGTTTTGATATAGTATCCCATAAGTAAACATGCGACGATCGGAAATCCCATTGATGTAATGAGTTGCCCAATTGCTGTCAGGTCCATGTGGTCACCTCCTCTTGATGTATCTGTAGTTTTACTCTATAATATTTCTAACTAAAAATCAATATGTGAGGATTAAAAAATGTATGATAAATATGATAAGTTTGTGATATCCCAGGATTTTTACAACGGTTATCCGCTGCTCAGTAAAACAGATATATCCGGATCCAAACCGGCGCTTTATTTTTCCGTATCTAACCGGTCCGCAGGAAAAACTACATTTTTCAACGGTATGTTGCTGCACAACTTTCTGAAAAAGAGAAAAAAGTTTCTACTGCTCTACCGGTACAAGTATCAGTATCAGGCAGCAGCAGACGGATTCTTTAAAAATATCGGAGTTTTATATTTTCAGGGGTTAAACATGTCCCAGGATACCGGCGTAAAAGGCGTTTTTGACCGACTTTATATTTCGGACGGTGAAAAGAAAGTGGAGTGCGGCTATGCTACGGCCCTTCCTGCAGCAAACAGTTTGAAAACATATTCGCACCTTTTATCTGATGTCGATGTTATTCTAATGGATGAGGTTTTCCCGGAAAACGATAAATATTTAAAAAACGAGATCGATCTCTTTATGTCGATTCATGACAGTATCGCCAGGGGAGTCAATCAGATGTCACGGTATGTACAATGCATTCTGGTCGGTAATCTGATCAATATTTTTAACCCGTACTTTGATGCGCTGGGAGTTGTGGACAGCATGCAGCTCTCCTCCCATTTTGTACGCGGGGACGGGTTTGTGATTGAGCAATCATTCAATGAAACATCGGCCCGGAAACATAAAGAAAACGCGTTTCATCGCGCCTTTAAAGATGCGGCATATACTGCAGCATCCGAGGAGATGCGGTATATTAACACAAACTATGATATGATCGATCAGAGCGTATGCGATCGCGGGCGCTATATGTTTACGATCCGCTACGCAGGAACGGCCTACAGTGTACGATATAATTATGAGGGATGCTTTTATTATGTCTCTAACACACCCGATCCTCAATTCAGGCTGCAGCACGCAGCGACGGAGGCAGATATAACTGAGGACGCAATCTATAATCCGCTGTCATCGTTCCGAAAACTCCTGAAAGAAAATTATAGAAGGAACTGCGTGAAATTCAAAAATCTGAAGTGTAAAGCCGCAGCGCTCCACTTTATTTCCGGATCATAAAAAAGAGGCCCCTGTGTTGGGCCTCTTAAATTAGATTTTTCCGTGTGCGGCTTGGCTTGTATTTTCCCTTGGTTAACAGTTACAAAAATTATGCAAGGCTGCAACTCACGAACTGATTGCCTTTCGTCGATCTCTGCTTGGTAATCCGGATGACGAGGGGATTTCCGGTCAGGTCGGACATATCTTCTCCGGCCTCCTGGAGTTCATCCATGATTTCCTGCAGTTTTTCTATAAAAGTATCAGAGCGCGTAGCATAGACATCGCCCTTGTCATCCAGGACCATAATCGAATTAAAGACTTCACCGTCTGCCTGATCTCCGCGATCACGCGTTACCTCCTGAATAACATAGGCCGTTACTGCAATTTCGGATCCGTTTTCTACTTCTTTCATTGAGATAGCATCATCGCGCGTGGTGATCCTCAGGATATCGCGTCTGTTTGTGAGATTGGATTTTTTAAATACTGCTGACATTACATGTACCTCCTGTGTGGATAACTGTGTTGATTGTGTGGATAACTGCGAACAATAATGTTTTTGTGATAAGTACATCATAACATAACTTGATTTTTCTTGCAATTGCGAATATGATATATCAAAAGGATAGTGATGCTTACCCCTGCATGTTCCCGTGTTAGATCTCCGGATGTCAACCGGTAATACGGACCGGCGGTCCCCGTCCCTTGACCGGGAACGCGGCTGCATGCAGCTCCGGTTCGCTGATCTTTCCTTTTTTCTTTATTCCCATACCTCCGGATCCTCCGAAAAAATATTATCATCGTAGTGGATCAGCGCAGCATAATCGTCCGTGATATCCAGTGTATATTCTGTTCTTTCGATCGCTATGCAAGATCGTAAATGCAGTTCATGCCCGTCAATCTTAACGATTTCGTCCAGATCATCCCGGTAGGTTAACATCTTTTTCCACTGCTGTCTGTCCTGGAGCGGGGCCTGATCTCCTACCGTAAATTTATATCCGGGTTTAAAGTTCTCCAGGGATGCGAGCATAGTGGCACCCTGTTTTTTGGGTACGCCTGCAATCGTAATGTGCAGCCGGTCCCGGTCATCCTCATACGCGTATTTTTTCGCGCCGAGCGTAGCAAATCGCTTGGCATGCGCTCCCGTTTCTGCGTCCAGAAAACCGAGCTGCTGCAGCTCATTATCTTTTGTATAAGCCGTGATCGGCACGCTGCCCTGTGAAGCGTATCTGATCCAGATATCATTATATCGCTGCACCTCTGCGGCATACTTTTCCGCATTTGTGACTTTTACCGAGTCTGTATCTCCATATATAAAATCATCGCCAAAAATATTAATGATCTCCATATGCCGTACCCTGCAGATCGCAGTGATCGTAACTCCCCATTGATATAGCAAAAATTTTCGGCTCCTGGGCTTTATATATTCGTCAAGCTGCTCCTGGGCCTGTTCCCTGCTTGGCTTTTCCTCCGTGATCTGCCCGTGCTGATCCACGCGCACAATCGGTTTTACCACTTTTTCGACCATCATACCATATATCGAGTTGACGCGGTTTTTCGATTTCATGTATTCGTATTCCGATCCGACAATATTTTTTAATTCCGTTTTAGCTTTATACCACTCATAACACTGATTCCGCAGCGCGTCGGGCAAGTAGCCCATTATCGTATAGTATGCCTCTTTTACCATGATCTGTCCGGTGTACTGTGTGCGGATGATATCCCACTCACAGGACAAAAACGTAAATTCTACATAACCATCCTGCTCGATCAGCCTGCCATTATCAGCGCGGCCCGGTTTTGGCCTAAATTGCCCTTCCTGATCATAACCCCATTCCCTGCGGATCTTTGCAAGCGGGATATATGGACAGGTGGTATGTGCGGGATCCCGCAGCTTCAGGTCCTTAAAAACGGCCCGGATGACTACCCAGTAGCGTTTACAATATCTGGTAATATCGTCCGGAGTTTTCAGCGACTTTGTGCAGTCCATAAGTTTTCCCATCGGAAAGCCATCGTAGGCCACAATTGCAGCAGGATAGCTTGATGCAAAATCGTATGATGATACATCCTGGATAATCTGACCGGCCTGCATGCGGTTCGCGTGTGTGTTGCCTCCCCGGAAAGCATCTGTCAAGCATTGATACTGCTCATAGGTGGGCATGCATTTTTCGATCATTGCCCGGTATCGTTTAAATGTTCCATAGGTTTTCTTCGCGTTATCTGATTTATAGTTACTGGTATTATCACCCAGGCATGCCGTTCTGCAGCTCCTCCGGACATACCCCGTATTTGTCAGCGGGATAGAACGGATCGTGTCGTTCTCACGCTGCATGATTTCTTTGATCGCGTGATAGAGTGTGATCACATCCATTGCCGAGTAGTAGAGCGTTTCCGGTTCCAGGACCGTCCATGGATATCGGACGATCTCATAATCAATCAGATCTTTATCTTTCCGGTATTCTGCTGTGCAGTAGTTTTCTGTAAACTTTTCCAAACTCATATTAGATAAGAGATAGCTGCAGCGGAACTCCAGACAGTGGTGCTCCGTTTCAAACTTGCCGATGCGACGAGACTGTAACGCGAATACCTTGTCAAAATCAATCGGTATCCGCGATTTAAAAAACTGCCATTCATAAGACAGGTTATGGACATAACATACAAGAGTTACACCCAGATCGGAAAGATACTGCTCCAGGGCATTTATAAAGTCCAGAAATTCATGATCATATCGGAGGATCCAGCAGGATCCGAAAATATATATCTGGTAAGTATAAGGAAATGCTAACGGATATTCTGATTCGTTCCAGAGCTGTCCTGCTCTGATCGTGGTGCTTTCAATATCAATTGTGATAAGATCGTTGATCAGATCCGGTTTCCCCTTGCGCTTGATCAGATCGTTGATCTCATAACCATACTGCACGATACTCTGCAGCTTCTCCAGGTCGGCATACTCATAAACTACGATTTCTGATAATCTTTCCTCTGGTACAGATGCCGGCCTGGATAATTTATACATATTTAGAATCCCCTCATTGATGACGCTAAAATGTTTTCAGAGGCCGAAATATAATCGGCCCATGTCTGTTCGGATTGCAAAAATTCATTGTAGATCTGACTGATCGACTGCTTTACACCCGCGATCCGGTTACTGATCACTCTCTTTGCGATTGCCTCCCGCACCTGATGCGAATCAAACTCGCGCCGCGCTGCCTGCCCTTCTGCGGATCCGAGCCAACGCAGCACATTATCAGCCTCCTGTTTCGTCAGCTCCGGGGCAGGGCCTTCCCCGCCACGGTTGGCCCAATCGTCCTGCAGATAATCGTTTAAGTTTTTTCGGCGCTCCTCCATCAGCTCACGGATCCCGCCTGCAGTGGATGTCCTGGAGCCTAAAAAGCGCTCCGCTGCTTTAAGTGCCTCCAGGACCTCAGCGCGGCTTGATTTTCGGCCCAGGCCCGCAAAGCGGGAGATGCCGTTCTTTTCGGATATATACTTTTTCCCCGCAAGATCCGACTGCACAATGTGGTTATACGCCTGCGCGTGCTCGCGCAGCTCCGGATTCCTCATGGTGGTTTTAATGCGATCATTTGCAGCTTTCAGTGCAAGCCGGTATTGCCTGCGCAGCCAGCCGATCGATTGTCCCGCTGCATTTTTTGACATATCATAGATTTTTCGTTGTGGCATAACAGGATCCTCCATCGTAATACAAAAAACGCATAATCAGTTCATTATAATATTGCCACTGCTGATTGATTTTCTTCAACATGCTTTGTTTGATCCGCTCGTCATCGATCCCGTGCGCCTCTTTCTGTAAATCATCTATATGCAGCGCTATCTGTGCAGCTTTATCCTTTGCAATGTCGGGAGGCAGATGCTTCAGTAGATTACGGATCATCCGATAGGATTTCTTATTGCACGGGAAAAAGCCTGGATAAAGTATGATATGCACTCTGCATTCATATTCCACATAACGGATGTCGATGTCATCTAACACGTTTCAGTCCTCCCTGGAGTTTATAAGAGCGCAGCGGAGTCTTTCCGATATAGAAATTGATATATCGGGATCCACCCGTAGAAACAACATCCGATTCAATAATTAAATTCGGCTGCGGGTTGCCGATCAGATCTTTGATCGATTTTTCAAAGTAGATATAGCAGGCCAGATCATCGTATACGATCGACTCGTTCGCATATGTTTCCATGATCTTCATTAACATGTTTTGATGCCGGGCATCCATGAAAAAATCATGTTCTATCCGGATCTCAACCATTTCCAGGATAACATCATCTAACTTATTCTTAATGACTGCTGTGTGTGGTGTAAGCATTTTTTACCTCTCTGCCGGGGTATCCCGCCCCGGCCCGGCCTACTGGTTAACAGTTTCTATATGACTACCAATCATTGGCTTGCGCCCGTTATCAACCAGACAGCGTATATTCCGGCGGCGTAAAGTTCAAACAAAGGCTTTGTGGTGTCGGTTCGCCTGCTTTATATACTGCTGTAATCTGGTATTCATTCTGCAACATGGCGGCTGCAATGTCAAAAGCCTCATTTGCGCTGTCGGCCTTAACATATCCATAATGCCGCACGCGATAGCACTTGTGCCTCCAGATAACCAACCAAAACATAGTATTATCTCCCCTCATTGGCGTTGTCCTTGTCCGGTGCGGATGCCTCCGCAAAAATCAGTTTACCATAAACCCTCGCGGCCTGCTCCTGGATCGCATGCTCCCGCGCGTGTGCAGTTGCGCCGCGTTCTACATCATAGCGCACCAGATCAATGATATAATCTGATCTGCTCTGACCCCAGTAGGCGGCTGCAGCGTCCAGGCTGCTGATCAGGTCACGGGGCAGGGTGATGTTTAATCGGATGTTGTCCTTCGATACCATGCTTTCTATTCTCCTCTCTTGTACGCGGGCATGATCGCCCAACTCCATTATACATCAGGTCAAGAGCGGAGAGTATAGAAAAGTGACGCACTTAGAGCGCACCATTTGTGCAATTCGACGAATGCATCAAATCATGCCGTTAAACGTTGCATAGTGATTGTGCATCTTTATGTAACATATCTACACAACATATCCTGCATTGTGCATTCATACAAAATTTCACTTGTTTTGACGCTTGTTATTGTGCGAGATTAATAGTGCGTGCATAGTGCAACACTCAAAAGAATACAAAAATTAAATCGAAAATGATAAAAATTTCGTAGGGTTGCACAAAAAATGTTGAGAGCGTCTAACCGGAGTTAG